TATCTTGCTCATCTTGATGTATTTTTCCTAGCAGTTCTCTAAAAATATTTTCTGCATCGGCTAGAGAACTGTAACGGCCACGCAGATATTCATACTGAGAGAAGTCTTTACATCCAGACAGCATAGCGTCCTTAGTATCTTCTCTTCTAGCTTCAAGTTCTTTTAAAAACTTTTCAGCAAGCCAAACTGACGACATTAATAAATGCCAGAAAACTTGCCACCGAACTCGGCAGCACCCATACCTCTTGCTTTTCCTTTACCCATACCTGGTTGAGCTTTTGTATTAGCTGAAAAAGTACCAGCTTTAGTTTTAGTAGGTGCACTACCTTTATTACTATAGCTGTTTTTATTCTTTAATACTTTGGGTGTTTTCTGTTGACTTATGTCTGTTCTTTTAATCATGTGTTTTATTATGTTGGTTAGATTTTATTTTTGCAAGTATTAATTTTTATTTTGCATATCCATTAATTTAAAACGAGCCTGTTGTTCTAGCCTTGCTCTTGCAGTTTCGTCACGTAAATCTGCTATGTCTTCCATAGATTCTATTCTTTCTTTGTCCACATTAATTCTTCTTTGTGCGTCCATAGCTTTACGTTTTTCTTCTTGTAAGAACTGTTGTTGTTCCATAGATAACTCTTGACCTTTAAGTGCAAGTTCTTGTTTTCTTATGGCTACTAACGGATCTTCATCACTTGGATCTGCAACCTTTTGACTGTACTCAGTAATAAGTTCCGCCATGATTGGTGCTGAGAACTGTGCCAATATATCGCCAGCTTGCTCTGTCATTTGTTGAGCTTCTGCTGGATTTGCTTGCTGAGCTTGTTGTTGTAGCTGTTGGAACTGTTGCATTGCTTCTGGTGGCATTTGCTGTTCAGCTAGACTATCAGCTTTCATTTGTAAATGTTGCATGATATGTGAATGTATTAAAGCTTGTACCTGTGCATTCATTTGAACCGGTGGTGTCTGTAATACAGCCATGTGCGTTGCAATATGTGCGTCATGGTTCTGTTGACCAAAGGCTTGAGCTTGTTGACCTAGTAATAACTTATTATTTTCAAAACCTGCTTCAAGAGGACTAGGATTTGTTGGTGGCGGAGGTGTTAGTATTTTTTCTATATTATCTACACCTATAGCTGAGTACATTCTTTTGTATGCTTCGTAAGTACCATTAGGTCCATGGACTTCTGGATTAGATTGAACTAATGCCATCATTTCCTGTGCCATAGCTATTCTTTGAGATTGACTAAATATATCTGGATTACTGATTGGGAATATATCTATTCTTTCATCAAAGTCTTGTAATTTTATTTGTGCATTACCACCTGCAATAGCGTAAGGATATTCAGGAGGTAAGTATTCTTTAAATACTTGAGCTAATAACTTAAATTCTTTTTTCTGTGAATTGTGTAATCTTTTATGTATAGCTGATAGAACTTTAGTAGATCTTTCTAGTAGTGCAAGTGTAGTTCCTACAGGTGCATTAGGATTACCTTTACCTGTATTAATTTCAGCAATAGATGCAAACTTTTTACCACCGTCTACAAGAATACCTAATAAATTTAACAATGTTCCACTAGGTTCTTTAAAAGGTAATGGTTGGATAGATTCTCTTAATGATCCACCAGGAGCATCTACATCTCTAAACTCACCAGGTTGGATTGGAGTATCTTCATCTCTAATTCTTATACCACGAGTTTTAAAACCAGCAGGTAAGTTAGCTAGGGTACCAGCATCAATAAGCTGTCTTAGTATTGAAGTAGAAGCTTTGGATAACCCACCAATCATGTGAGTTAAACCAAACCCATAGAATCCTAAACCAGGAAGGAACTTAAAGTGTACAAAGTATTGTATTTTGTTTTTTAAAGGATCTTCTTCATTAAAGTTCCTACGGATAGATAGTATTTCTGTAGAGTTAGCATCAATGGTTACTATGTATGGAAGCTTAACTCCTGTCATTTCACCAGACTCATCCATGTCTTCAAAGCCATCTAATTCTAAATTACAATGCACTTCATAAAGAACTGATACTTCACCATCATCATAGCTAGGTTCCATGCCTGATAACTTTTCTATTTCTTCTTTTACATCAGATGATGTTGTAGCGTCATCGCCAAAGTCTATATCTACCTTACGGTAAAAACCAAGAGCTTGAAGTTTTCTTACTTCATTTTCTGGCATCTTAACTACGTTGGTAATTCTAGGACAGGACTCTAAATCAGTTGTGTAGTAAGGGACAATTAAATCTTCTGGAGCTACAAACTTAGATACAGCTCTACCTAGAGTTTCATCGTAGTAAACCTTTTTAAAGGCAGAACCTGCTAAAGGAAGGTAGAACAACATTTGGTCTAACTCCTCATCAAACTCCTCCATAACATGAGTAATCTGATAATTCATAAAGTCTTTGACTCTTTGTGCTTGTTCTTCTACACCACTGTCGTATGCACCTATAACTTGTGTTTTGACGGGTCCACCAGAGGGTAATAATTCTTTGTATGCTTGGGCTTGGAAAGTTGTGACTGCTTCACCTAATAATGGATGTATAACTCCAGAGGCACCTGCAAAAGGTTCGGATCTTTCATCATCAAACTTCATGCCTAGGTATTTAAGACCATCGGTATAAGTTCTTTCCCAATCTTCACGAGAGGATTTGTCTTTTTCTATACCGTCTATAAGTTCGTTAGCAATTCTACCTAAATCACTGTTATCCATAGAATCAGCTAAGTTTTCATTAAACCCAGTATCCATAGGAGCACCTTGCATACTTGATTCAAGTATTGCACTGCCATCATCCTGCATCACAAAGTCTTCCATACCAGCTTCTTCAATTGCAGCTAGTGCTACTTCCATTCCCTCGTCACCAAGAGACATTTGATTTTCTTCGTTGAGAACTGTTGGATTAATATCTTTTTCTATAGCCATTAGTAATATACCCTTCTAACTGGTGCTTTTTCTTGATCTGAGTAATCATCGTCAAGAGAAACTAAACCGCCCTCTCTAAATCTCATTAGGGCTTGAGTCATAGTATCACACAAATCGTCATTTTTACCAAAAGGAAAAGCTGCACATTCTTCTATCATTTCTTCTGCAAATTTCTTTTCAGGTGCATAGACAAGCTCAGATTCAAAGATAGGAGCAACCGAGTGCATTCTTGTTGATTTATCGTGTCCTCTAGTTGGAGAGTAATTGACAACAGGTATGCCTAACCTTCTAAGTTCGTGTGTAAGAGGCGTACCAGAAGCTTTAGCTTCAATCAATGTCATATCGGGCTCCCAGTATTTATATTCGTTATAAGCTATGCGTTTAAGCTCTGGGAAGTCCCAGCGACCCTTCTGAGCATCAAGCAGAATAATACAATCGGGCGAATCAGGCGTAGGTCTAAAAATACCCCAAGTGGATATAGCTGAGTAGTCAGCGTTTTCTTTTTTAGAAAAAGCAGTATCGTAGCTTTGTATAATATAACTAACAGGTGGTAGTGAGTCGCCTTCCCATATATTCCACCATTCGCGTTTTACTATAGAGCCTTCTTCTGAGGTTGGAGTCTGCATCCACTGTGCATTCCATTTTTGCACAGGTAATGATGCTTTGACCTTTTCTAGCTCAGATATTTCCCAGAACTCAGGCCATAAGGCATTGTTGGTATCCGGGAAGATAGCAGGGAACTCTACTATTTCCCATTGGTCAGCAGCAGATTCTTTTTGTGCGTCTAATAGCTTCGCAGTTAGATCTATAGAACTCCACCTAGTCATAACCAATATGATGGCTCCTCCTGGTTGTAAACGCTGTCTAGGTCCAGAGGTATACCATTCCCAACAGGATTCCAAAGCACTAGGGCTAAGAGCATCTTGTTCTGAATGTGGATCATCAATTATTAATAGATCCGCACCACGACCTGTAATAGCACCTCCGACACCAGCAGCGAAGTATTCACCACCTTTGTCAGTCTCCCAACGACCAGCAGACTTAGAATCAGCTTTGAGCTCTACCTCGTTAAAGATCCTTTTGTATTCGTCAGTATCCATCATGTTTCTAACTTTACGACCAAATCGCACAGCAAGTTCGCCTGTGTGAGTCGTCTGCATAATTTTACGCTTGGGTTGTTTGCCCATGATCCAAGCAGGAAAATAGGTAGAACAGAACTCAGACTTGGTATGTCTCGGTGGCATATTTACAATAAGTCGGTTTATCTTGCCGTTGGCTACGTCTTCTAGCTTTTGAGCAAAGATTTTATGGTGTCTACCACAAATAAACTCAGGCCACATA